TCGACCGGGACCTCGTGGCGACGTTCCGCACCGGCCGCGGCACGTTCAAGCTGCTGCACGAGCTGCGCGAAACGGACCCGGCGCTGTGGTCGCGGCAGTTCGCCTCCAACGTGCCGGAGGGCGCCACGGTCACGAGCGTCCGCGACGGCAAGTGGGACCACTTCACCTGGCGCGTGATCGTCACGGTCATCAGCCCCGCGTAACGAAGCAACGCCCCGACCTAGCGGCTCTCGCGGCTTTCCCGGTCGGGGCGTTGCTTCGTTAGGTTACAGGTCGGGAGTGGACATGAATTTCACCTCCCCGCTTCGACGAGGCCGTCGGCGGCTTGCATGCCGAGCTCGATGTAGGTTCGTGCGACCTCGCTGATCGAGACGCGGTTGGCGATTGCCTCGTTGACGATTCGGATTCGCATGTCGGGGGTGGCGGCGATGACCAGTTGCTTGCTGTACTTTGCGGTGCCGGCCTGGCCGGTGGGGGAAGCCATGTCGGCTCCTTTCGTTCGGAAAAGATTCTCCTATTCTACTTGACGCGCCACTCATTGCAAGCGCATACTGGAACAACTACCCCGCCACACCAACCGAAGGACACATCATGGCCGGCCTCACCGCATCCGTCGACACCACGAAGACCCCCCTCGAGCTCAACATCGGCCTCAGTGCCGAGCTTGCCGAAAAGCGCAGCATCCACGTCGACATCACCGTGCTCGGTGAGACGGTCGCGGTTGACGCCCTCTTCCCGATCAAGGTCGTCGACGCCGAGCGCACGTGGACCCTCAAGAGCGACAGCGGTACCACCGCTGTCTACACGGCTGCCGCATGAGCCGCGCAACCGTCACGGTCGCCGGTGAGACGGTCGCGGTCGACTACACCATCGCCCCGCCCGAGTTCGCGCTGCCGAACATTCCAGAGATGTACGCGCAGCCGATCGCCGGCGAACACCTCGGCAACACCCTGAAGCGCATCACTACCGAGGCGCGCGTGTTCCTGCCCGCCGGTGAGTACCCGATCATCGGCAACAGCGACGTCAACAACTACTCGGTTTACGCGCCGAAGCCGCTGGGCCTCCGCGGCGTCAAGGGCGGCGGCACCGTCGTTCGCGTGAAGCGCGACAGCTTCCAGTACAAGGTCACCCGAAGCGAGCTGCCCAAGCAGGCGGGCGCAGGGCTTCTCCGCCTCGGGCCGAACAACGCTACTAGCGGCAAGCAGCGCACCCTCTCTGACATCACCCTCATCGGGGCGCCGCAGACCGGTCCCGATGGCCTGCCGATGCACGCCGGCGGCATCCAGAACTACTTCGGACGCGGCGAGACGTGGCTGCGCGTCAAGACTCGCGGGCTGTCGTACGGTGGCGGCAATTCACCCAACACAGGTGAAGTCTTCGACACCAACAACTACCGAGACGTCGACACCGTTCTCGTCGACTGTGACTTCGACGGCCGCGACGAGGCTGGCAACATGGTCGGCGCCTCCCCTTGCGGGTTCAACGGGTCGACCCGCCCTCGCATGATCCGCACGAAGGTGCACCACTCGCTGTACTCGGGGCTCACGTTCTCGATCGCGGGCGACACCTCAAGGCCCAGCACCGACGGCTACACCGAAGACGTGACCGTCGACTGGTGCGCCAACCACCTCGTGAATGGGAGCATGCTGCCGGGGGGCCGTTTCTCGGGCATGAACCACGAGTGGGTTCGCGGCCAGTGGGAGCACGTCCGCCCGACGCTCATCATGGACCAGGCGCACCTCTGGGATACCAACCACATTAGCCACGGGTGTAGCACACTCCCCGACAACGATGTGCCGATGATCGTTCGCGACCCGCGCTGGAACGCGTCGCCTCGCTGGGCGCGCAACCTCTTCGTCGTCAAGCTTTGGGGCAACCAGCGCACGTTGCCGCTCGTCTACAACGCCGAGGGCAAGCTCATGCGCCCGGTCATCGCCGCCGGCGCGAACCCCGCGATGCTGCCGGAGCGTGACGTCGCTGGGGCGCTCATCACGCCCCAGACGCACTACGCGATCTCGGCCGACACCGGGTACGTGGCGCCGTGAGCGGCCGTCACCGCGGCGACTTCCCGGCAAAGCCGGTGCCGTTCGTGGTCGACCACCGCGACGGCCCTGTCGCAGCCCGCCCCCCGAAGCGTGACGGCATCCGCGAGGCGTGGTCAGATCTCACCTTGCGGGAGCGCAAGCGGCTGGCGACGCTGCAGCCCACCCTCGTCCGCGCCATCGTCACCCACCTCGACCAAGGAGACACGCTGTGACCAGCTTCTGGACTCCGCTTGCGCTGATCGTTGGCATCCTTGGTGCCTCGTTCTTCGCAGCGAGCTTCATGCTCGAGATGCGCACAAGGCCCCGGCCGAAGCTTGCCGTGCTGTTCTACCTGATCGGCGCGTTCAGCTTTTTTGCGCTGATCATCGGCTTCGCACTCGACGCGATGACGAACGGGTAACGGATGCCTCGCACCGGCTACCTTGCCGACCAGCCGCTCTCCCCGCAAGAGTCGCTGGTCCTCACCCTCCACGCGGACGGGCTGCGCTCCGATGAGATCGCCCGCCGCATCCACACGACTCAGGCGACCGTCTGGGCCGTGATGGGTCACACCCGCACCAAACTCCGGGCCGCGTCCAACGAGCACGCGGTCGCCATCGCCTTCAGAAGAAAGATCCTCAAATGACCGACGACAAGGCAAACGCCGCCTACCACCCCTACAGCGACGCCGCTGCAAAGCCTGAGGCGATCAGCGGTCACGCCGCGACGCCGGCGCCACTGCCGCCCGCCGAGGCGCAGGCGGCACCTGGCTGGTACCCGTACGGTGACGGCACGACGCGATGGTGGACCGGCGTCAACTGGGTCGCGTCGTCGATCCTGCAGGACAACGGCCCGCGCCCCGCCGCCTCGGAACCGCAGCCGCGCATGGCGTTCGTCGTGCCGCCGCAGCGCGCACCGATGAACCACACCTTCCACCTGCTCATGTCGCTTGTCACGCTCGGCCTTTGGGTCCCGGTGTGGGCCGGCATCGCGATCGTCCGCGCGGTGACGAAGTAGATGACCACCTACGCGGATCTCGACAAGGGCGACCGCATCGAGTTGCGCGGCAACGCGTACGAGGTCGTCAAGGCCAAGCGCAAGGGCAAGCTCGTCAAGCTCACCGTCAAGGGCGACCGAGGCACGTTCTCGAGCGAGGTCAAGGCGAAAGGTGAAGTCGCCCTCGTCGCGCTCGAGGGCCCCGCCGGCGAGCAGCAGCGTTGGGCAACGCCCGAAGAGCATGCAGCCGACGAGCCTCGGGCGACGGCCCTGCCAGCGGGCGACGCATCGGCGACGAAGCGTCCCGCGAAGCCGCAGGGCAGCCCGTGGAGCGACAAGCCGACCGACTCGACTGAAGTGCTGCTCGATCAGGTGATGGGCGCGCACCTCGTCGGCGAAGCGACCGACGAGAACGTCGGCTACTACGTGCCACCGGTGGACGTGTCGACCGTGGCCGCGCACCTGCTGGTCTTCCACGGCGTCACGGGCGACCAGTACGCCACGGTGGCCGACGCCCCCACCCTCCACGAGCAACACCACGACGACGCCAAGACGGGCGCCGCGATGCACGTCAACCACTGGCACACGAAGAAGCGACCTTAGGAGAAGACCATGACCATCCACGAGCAGATCGAAGCGCTGACCGACAAGGAGCGCGCCACGCTGTTCCGCGGCTTTGGCTACGTCAAGAAGCGCGAGCCAGCACCAAAGCGTCCCGTTCTTCGCCCACTGCACGAACCCGGTGCTCCGAGTTTTGGACCATCCACCCCGAAACTCGAAGCCTGGCTCGAAGCGAAGCATGATCCTGATTGGGTGTACAAGTCGCCCCGCCTCCCTTCGCTTGGCAAGCCTCCGAAGCTTGGGCCCGGCAAGTATGCGGAAGAAGAAGCCCGCTGGAATGATGCTGTTCGTAGGGTCACGGGTTGACAACCGCGTGACGCGCCACTAACGTAATGGCATCGGGTGAAACGCCCGCCGACGAAAGGCTAGACATGGCCATCAACGAAACCCACCAGTACGCGTGCAAGCTTTTGGCTTACGCCGTCGAGCGCCCGTTCAACGGCGACACGGATTATGACGTCGTGGCCGTCTTCGACAGCAACTGGGACGCGATCCAGTACGCCGAGTACCGTAACAAGCAGGAACAGCCCGCCTACCCGTACCGCGTGGTCAACGTCGGAACTCTCAACCGCGACCGCACCGGCTTGTTGGTCCGCTGATGCACACCGCAGCTTGGTACCGCCGGCGCAGCATTGCGCGAGGCGCGACGATCGTCGTTCTGACGGCCGGCCTCATCGCGATCGGCTACGCCGCCACCCCCTCCACGATCTACGCCTTCGACGCGGCGCACGCCGTTGTCGGTGGTCGCTGATACGTTCAACACTCACCCCCGAAGGGACCGCACCATGGGCAAGAAGAAAGAGCAGCGCCGCCTCGCCGAACGCGAGGCCGCCCTCGCCGCCGAGCTGGCCGAGCGCGAAGCCAAGGCCGCGAAGAAGACCAGCAAGAAGAAGAGCAAGAAGGGCGAACCGGTCGTCATCGAAAAGGGCCCCGCACCCGTCGAGCTCGAAGTAAAGAATATCCAGAAGTGGGAAGACGGGCCCGACTTCACGCCCGAGCAGATCATCGCACAGGCCGACAAGATCCTCACCGCCAAGGGCTCGAGCAAGGGCGCCATCGCAGCGGCTACCGCGGCGAAGAAGAAGGCCGAGGCCGCACTGCTGGGTGTCACCGAGCCCAGCGACGACGACACCGACGCCGAGATCAAGGCGCGCGTCAACGCGAAGCGGCTGCGCCGCGACGCCCCGGCCGCCCTCGAGGCGCTCGACCGCTCCGACACCGAGGCCGTCGCCGCCTACAACGACACGTACGGCAAGGCGACCGGCAGCTACGCCACGTCGACCGCCGAGCGCGACGCGGCGGCCCTCAAGCTCAAAGAACGGGCCGCGAACGATCCAGCCTTTGCCGGATTTGACAGACGCATTGAAAGCCTTGCAACAGAGAACAAGCCACTTGGTCTTGACGCCCTCGAAGCTACGTTCAAGATGGCTGGTGACGAGGCCGTTGTCGATCAGGTGGTCGAAGAGGTCGAGACGGAGAAGGGCCGCGTCTTCGAGGCCGGCACGACACCCCTCCTACCGGCAACGCTTAGCGTGAATGGCCAGGATTTCGACGTCCCGGCTGAACCTGGTCTTTTCGGCAAGCCGACTTCCACTCCGTTCGCCGCGCCGAGCGACGCAAAGCCCGAGGTCGAGCTCAACGGGCTCGGTCAGTACAAGGTGCAGGGCGCCGACGGCAAGCTCAAGGGTTACACCCGCGTCACGACCTACATCAAGCTCATCGAGGACAAGACGAACCTCGAGAAGTGGTCGAAGCGCAAGCTGCTCGAGGGCGTCATCCTCGACCAGACTCCCGGCGAGGACGGGGAGATCGTCGACCGCCTCGGCACGATCCGCGATCTCATGCACAACCGCGACGTCTCGATCGCCAAGGCACGGAAGAATGACCGCAAGGGCAAGCTTGCCGTCGGTGAATTGGCGACGCTGGTCGCCGCCGCGGAGAAGGCGTTCAAGGATGGCGTCAATGGCCTCATCGTCGAGCTCGAGGAGCTGGGCGGGTCGAAGGAGGCGGCGAACAAGGGCACCGAGTTGCACGCCCTCGCCGAGCTCTACGACAAGGAGGGCATCGACGCCGTGGCCGAGCTGCTCACCGAGGGCAAGATCACGCCGGCCGACCTCGCGGACATCGAGGCGTACGGTCGCGCGATCGAGGCGTCGGGCATCAAGCACGTCGAGTTCGAGAAGTTCGTGGTCGACGACGAGCGCAAGGTCGCCGGACGCCTCGACCGCATCAGCCTTGTGAAGTTCCCCGGCATGAAGCGCGCCGTGCGGGTCGTCAGCGACATCAAGACGGGCTCGATCGACTACGGCATTAGCCTGTCACTGCAGCTCGAGAACTACGCGGGCATGCAGGGCTACGACCCGGAGCGCCCCGACGAGCGCGAGGACCTCAAGCTGTCGCGCACGAAGGGCGTCGTGATCCACCTGCCGCAAGGCACCGGCACGTGTCACATCTACGCGGTCGACCTCGTGGCTGGTCGCCTCGGCAACCGCATCACCGGCGAGGGCCGCGCGTTCCGCAACACCGGCAAGAAAGCCATCGACAAGTCGGTCGACCTCGCCGACCCCGCCGCGGTTGCAGCCTTCAACGCTGCCGCCGAGTAACCCCCACAGACTCCCGCCGCTACCTGCGACGGGCAACCGAGAAACGCAAACGAGAAACGGAAACGCATCATGGCCAAGGACAAGAGCAAGAAGAACGACGGCGACAAGGCCGAGAAGAAGGCCAAGAAAGGCGGCGACAGCGGCTTTGCTCAGCCGAGCGAAGGCACCGGCGGTGGCGACGGTTGGAAGATCAGCTCCGACGACAACGTCGGCAAGCTGTTCCTTTTCACCCCGAAGAGCATCGGCCAGCACCCGTCGTACAGCGACAAAACCAAGAGCGAAGACCACATCGTCGCTGACATCGTCGAGATCAACGAGAAGAAGCCGGCCGAGTCCGAGCTCCACCTCGACGCGTGGGTCTTCCCTCGATACCTGCAGGGGTCGCTCCGCGGCTTTGTCGGGGAGCGCAAGGTGCTGGGTCGCCTGACGAAGGCTAAGGACCCGAAGTACGGCACCCTTGCGTGGCAACTCGAAGACGTCAGCGAGCAGGATGCCGACGCCGCACGCGCCTACCTCGAGAGCGTCGAGAAGTACGACCCCTTCAAGCAGTAACCCCTCGCGGGGCGGTCGGTAGCTGACCCGAACCTCTACTGGCCGCCCCGCCCCTCTTCACCTCAAGCAAAGGACAAGCATCATGGATCTCGACATCAAGTGCGAAGCGCTCAACCAGGCGGTCGCCATTGCAATTGCTGAAACCAACAACGGCCGAGACGTTACCAACGAAGGCCTCGTCGCCTTGGCCAAAGACCTCGAGGCGTACCTCACGGGCGGTGACTCGAAGTGACCTACGACTTCGACGCGATGCGTCAAACCCTCGACGGCACGGCGCACATTACCGGCGGCACCAAGGCCGACCGCGACGTCGCCCGCATTCACGCCCTGGCGACCGTCGCCCTCGCTGAGTCCGTCGCGCAACTCGTCGCATCGGCAGCGAGCAAAAGCAAAATTGAAGAAATCGCCCTCATGCAGAAGTTCGGCGTATTGCCCGACGTCGCAAGCGACCAGGTGATCGGCGATGACGCGAAGCCGGAGCGCGCCCCCGATCCTGTCGAGCGCGACTGGCGCATGGGCGACGTCGTGATCTTGCCGCCGGGACGCGCTGGCGAGTACCACGTCGAAAGCGTCGGCATCGACCAGGGCGGGACTTTTCTAACCGTCATCGGTCACGAGGGAGAAGAGGTCAAGGTCTGGGCGGAGCACGCGACGTTCATCGGTCACGATTCCGCGGAGGTGCTCGATGCAGACTTCGCCGAGGCCGCCAACGCGGAGCGCAAGTCCGACGCGTTCGCCGCCGCCAAGGCCAAGACGAAGAAGGCGAAGTCGTGAGCTCGTCGCGCAAGGGCCCGAGCCAATACGCCTCGGGAATCAGTGTCGGCTTCTCGATCGGGTGCCTTATCACGAACGTCATCTGGATCATCATCCAGGCGGCTAGCTAACCGATGGGCGCACAACCGTGCCGCGAGTGTGGGATCAGGCCGAAAGACCTGCCCCGCCAGCGGTGTCGGGTGTGCGCCCTTCGTCATGCGCCGATCGGTGAGCAGGTCGCCGAGTCGCGCCGCCGCCTGGCGATGGTGCCCGAGGCGCTGAGGCTGAAGCGCACGAAGGCGACGCAGGCCGCAGCGCCCGTCGGCACCGCCTGGTGCGCGGCATGTCAGACATTCCGTGACGACGCGGACTTCGGCAAGGGGGCGACCACCTGCCGCGCCTGCGCTTCTGCCAAATCGCACGCCGCATCGGTCGAGAAGACGTACGGCTTGACGGCCGATCAGTACGAGCAGCTCCTCACGCTGCAGGACGGGAAGTGCGCCATCTGTCGCGCGCGTCCGAAGTCGAAGCGACTCGCCGTCGACCACGATCACAAGACGGGTGCGGTGTTGGGGCTCCTCTGCTCTCGCTGTAACCATGACCTCAAGGGCGCGGCGTGGGACTCGATGGCGATCGCCCAAGCGCTGTGGCACTACATGAACACGCCACCCACCTCGGGCAACTGGGTCACCCCGGAACGCCAGCAGCCGCTCAGCGCCGCTGTGACGGACCAGGAGCCGAAGCCGCTACCGTTTGCCACGGTCGGCCAGAAAGCCCCGCAGGCGACGACACAGCCACAGCCAGCTACGCGCGAGCGCACCGGAGCGCTTGCCGAGATTCACGCAATGACGCCGGAAGGCCTCGAGCTCATCGGCGGCACACGCGACGAACGGGGCGCCGTAAGGATCTACGTGCCCCGCTCGGCCGATGCGCCGCCGCCGTTCTAAGCCGTTCGGGTGAGGATTGCCTTGAAAGACCAGGCCGGAGCACCTGCGACGAGCACCTGAGTCTTATCGGTCGACAGGGTGCGGACTCGGAAGAGCATGCCCTGGCTGTTTGTAGCCGTGATCGCAAGGGTCTGGGTGATGAACAGCGGGAAGTACGTGTCGGCCGAGGTCGGCTGGAACGTGTACTGCGGGGCCGCGATGACCGTCGACCCAAGCTGAGCCTGCACCTGGACCAGGCGGGGCGTTGTCGTCGCCGTTGTCGCACCGGTCACTCGGAGCGAGGCGAAGCCTTGGAACTCGACCGACATGCCTTTCCACCCGTCGGGCATCTGGAGCGCGCCGTTCACGAGGGAGGCGTAGGGGCCCGGTGTAGAGACGCCATGAGTAGGGTCCCCCACGGGGGTGACCGTGACCGTCGTGCCGCTGTTGCCGAAGTCGATGACCTGCGTTTCGGGGATGAAGGCGGTCGTTCCTGGGGTGAGCGCGGCCATGGCGTACCGGCGCAGGGTGCCGGACTTCAGGGTGAGGCGGATCGTGTGGACTCCGACGCTCAGGCCCAGAGCAAACGCAACGATGTACGTCCCCTGTTTGCCTTGCGTGGAAAGATTCAGGTTCGTTTGGGTGGTCGTGCCGTCGATGCTGACGTCCACGACGGCGGCGTCCGCTGCTGCGGTGGACACTTGCAGAAGAAACTCGAGCGCTGGCCCGGTTACCTGCAGGTAGTCGCCGGTGTTCGACGTTGCTTGGGACGCCCAACCCGTTCCCGATTCAGTGATCGTGAGCCCCTGCGCGGTTACCCCCGAAGCACCTGCGTTGACCGCGTATCCGTAGTTCAGGGCTGGGATCAAGCTGACTCGCGACACGTCGTAGATACCACGCCCGAAGGGGGCTGGGGCGACTGCGGCCCCGCTGAACGACGCGGGGAATCGCGCGGCAATGGTGGAGGCGTAAAGATCGTTGCCCGCCGAGTTCTGGTGGGTGCTGTCGAACATGAGGCCGGAGTAGTCTCCGTAGTCGACGAAGGCCTTGTAGACGTCGATGAACTCGGCGCCCCATGCAGCGGCAACGCGTCGGGCTGCGTTCTGCCAAGTCTGCAAAGCCGCGTTCGAAGACGAGCCGGCCGTGTAAGGCCCTTCGCCGATGACAACAAGGTCAGCCTTGTCGTTGTCACGCCGGGCTGCAGCGAGCATCCGTTCGACGGAAGCGATGGAGGCCGTGAGGGGGTACCCGGGGGCGTACTGCCCGCCGATGTCGCTGCCGATGTCGTTCTTTCCGAGGAAGATGAACAGCACGTCGGCTTGCTCGTTGATCGCCCCAGTGACTTCACCGGTGATGTAGGCGCGAGCCGCGGTGTAACCGGACTTGGCGTGGTTGCCCACACTCACCGTCACGCCGAAACGGCTGGACAAGAGCGCCGCGGCCTTCTCGACCGGGCCGCCGGCGCTGTTACCTTCGGTAGAGGGGTCGGCGATGGAGTCACCGATGACGGAGAATTTGACGGACTCCCCCGACTGGAGTCGCTTGGTCGCTCGTGACAGGTTCGAGCCGCCACCACTTCCACCGGTGCCACCGGACCAGCGAGCATCCCACACGGAAAGGACCGACGAAGGGGGCAGCTTCGTGGTCAGGTCGACGGTGAGAGCGCGGTCGTTAGCAGCCATGCGTGCATCCTAGCGGATGGGGCGACCTACACCACGAGGAACGTGTCGACCCGCATCACGACGAGCTCACTGCCCGCGGTGACACGAGCCCACACGACGTACGTCCCGGCGGGTCGACCTTGCAGTAGCGCCATGGGTCGCCTATCGACGAGCGTCACCGGCAGCCACGTGGAAGGCCGCGCGTCGCCGGTGGTGATGGCGTACTCGATGCCGGACGTGACCGGTGTGCCGTCGACGGTGACGATGAGCTCGAGGTACTCGGCGCTGTCGCGATCATAGCTGTTCATCGTAGGTCGCCTTTCCAGCGGTTCGGCAGGGTCGTCGCATCGTACCGCCTCGGCCGCAACGCCACCGCGTAGCGCCGGGGTAGCAGCCACCCAGCGACGTCGACGTCGTGCGGTGTTACGGACGGTCCGCCGAGAGCCGTGACGGTGACGAGTGTATCGGCGGCTCCGGAGAACGAGGGCGCACCGTCTGTGACACTGCTGGCGATTGGGTAAGTAGTCCCGCTTCCGCGCGCGGAAGCCGAGCCTTGCCCGGTAGCGGTGGCCGAAGCTGCGGCGGAGGCTGAGCCGCGTAGGGCTGCAGCACCTTGCGCCGAGGCGGTGATGGCGGCGACGGTAGCGGCAACGCCGTACAGCGTCGCTACGCCCGTGCCGCTAGCCGTAACAGTGGCGGTGGCCGTTCCGGTGCCGGTGGATGGCGCAGTGCCGTTTCCCGTGGAGATGACGACTGCGCTGGTCGACGCGGAGCCGGCCGCCGCAGGCGACCCGGTGGCCGTCGTGGTGACGGTAGGCGTGGCGCTCGAGGCCCCTGAAGTCGTGGCGCTACCAATGCCGGTGCCGGTCGCCGCTGCGCTGGTAGCGGCAGAGCCCGACGTGGCGGGTTGCACGGCGCCGCTTGCCGTCGCCGTGGCTGTCGTGGTTGCCGCACCCGAGGCGCCGGGTGCGCCGGCGCCCGTAGTGGTGACGGTGGCCGTGGTGGTCACTGTGCCGCTATAGGCGGGGCTGGCTTGAGGGGCGCGGAGCTCGGTGGTCGAGCCGTCGTCCATCTGAAGGTAGTCGAGGGCGACCGCTGTACCCGCTGCGGGGTTCGTGTTGACGACGCCGACATCGACCTGCGTGAGCGCGGCGGTGCCGAGGTTGTACGTGCTCGAGGTGGCGCGACCGATTTCGCCGCCCGCTGCACTGTAGAGCACGGCCGTGATCGTGCCGGTAGTGGACGTCGCCGACTTGACGCGGAAACTGACCTCGTAACCAAGTCCCGGGGTTACCCCCGCCGACAGGACAAGCGGGTTTGCGTTGCCGGTGTCGAGTATCGACAGTGAGTTGTCGGTGTTCCAGTTCAGCCGCGCCGCGACGCCGCCGTTGAAACGGATCGTGAGCACCGTCGTGGTCGTGGCCGGAGTCGCCTCGAGGGTGAATGCGTAGTTGATCGACTGCGTGTTGTTGGCGACGGGGGCGAAGGGGAAGCGCCCGATCGAGAGCGCGTTGGCGGCGGCAACGAAGCGCGCGCCGAGATTGCCGGACCGGACAAGACGTGTAGAGAAACGCGCGGTTCCGGCGTTCGTGGTGATCTGCGCTGCGCCGGAGTTACCGCCGTCGGTGTTGTTGCCGGTGAGGGCGACCCCATCGGAGCCGCCCTCGAAGTCGAAGACCCTGCGCGCCACGAGGGCGACCTAGCTAGGCGCCGGTGGCGTTGACCGTCAGGGCGTACGTGCCCTGCGACGCGAACGGCTGCGACGTGAGCGAGCCGCCGTCGACGTAGGTGCCGGACGAGTCGTACGCGCCCCAGCCTGCGACGGTCGCGCCGCTCGGAACGTTGAACGTGGCCGCGAGTGCCCGGGTCGCCCCGGTGCCGGTGACCGCGGGGGTGACGCGAGCGTAGGCGGGGGACCCGCCGGCGAGCTCGGTTCCGGCGGTCGCGCCTCCCGCGGCGGAGAAGAGCGCCAGCTTGGCGACGTTGGCGGCGTAGGCGGCGACGACCGCCTCTTTACCTGCTGCTGCTGCGGGCATTCTCACTCCTCGGTTTGACTGGGGCTATCGTACATGACGAAGCCCCGCCGAGTCGTGTCATCGGCGGGGCTTCGCTTGGTGATGCGGAGACTACACCTCGCGCAGCGGGTCGCGCTTGAGGTAGCCGGCGAGCTGGGTCGCGGCGGTGGTGATGGCGACGAACACAAGCGGCGCCCACGCACCGAGGCTCGCGAGCATGTCGGGCGTCACTGCGCCGAGCACGGCGACGACGATCGCGAGCACGAGGCCGGTGACGGCACCGACGACGACCTTGGGGCTGATGAGCGCCTCGGCCTCGAGGGTCTTGCTGGCGGAGTAGCCGTCTTCGTTGGGCGTGGTGGGCTCTTCGTGGAGGCTCATGCTGTTTCACCTTTCATTCGGGCTTCTCGCACTTCGGCATGAGGTGCGGTGAGGTCAAGGTCGTCGGGGTCTGTCGGTTGGGCTAGCAGCTCGAGCTGGTGCGGAGTGAGCTGCGGCGGCGCGTCGACCTGCCCCCACGATTCTGTTACGCGGTGTACGAAGTCGACGAGCGCTTCTCGCAGGCGATTGTAGCGCTTGTTCGTCTCGCGCACTGCGTCATTGCGGCGGGAGAGGCGTACCTCAAGGTCACCCACGCGTGCATTGAGTCGCGAGTATTCGCCCTGCATGGTTTCGCGGAAGATGCGGAACTCGTCAGCGTTAACCTTGCGGTCTTCGGTGCCTTTCGTGCCGCGCGCCTGGCGCAGCGCGAAATAGGCAACAACGATCGCCCCCGCGGCGGGTATGAGGTAGGGCAGGATCAACGCCCATGGGAAGCTAGGGGCCGCGGCGATGGCTGCCGCCTTGATCATTTCCACCGGTGGACCTGCCGGTCGCGGGGGATGTCGAACAGTCGCCAAGTGGGCAGTACGAGAATCGCTGAAATGAACACGGCCAGCGCGGCTCGTGACCCGTCGCCCTCGACGAAGGCCAGATAGATCAAAGTCAGAACGTAGAGAGAGAGCAGGCCGAGCAAGGCGGCTTTACCTGCGAACTCAACCCGCCAGAGGACCGCCGGAAAGGCGATGCCAGCGAGGCAAACGAGCGAGGCCGTTGCTACGGCAACAGCCCACCCCGAAACGTAAGGTTCCGGCGTGGTCGCAGAGAGGGCGGGAACGCCGTAGTTATAGCTGACGATCCCGCCGACGGCGAAGATCACGTCGAGTATGGGCAGGTAAACCCGGAGCATCGAAGCCACCCGGTCGTCTTCGTCTGAGACGGATCGACGCGCCCAGATAGACGCGCGTGCCGCCCGCCTAATCTTCCCCTGGCCCATGTTGATGGAGCTTAGTCTATATCCCGTCCACGCGCACGGCGACGGGGGTGCCAGCCGGAACGCTGCGCAGCCCCGGGATGATGGCCCCGGCGATGTTGAGTAGGGTCGACCCCAACGTCGTCATGCCGCCGCGGGAGAACTGGTAGGCGAGAATCTTGCGGTCGCTCGAGAGCGAGTAGCGGGAGCCCAACACGACATCGTTGGGGGTGCTGGCGGTGCCTGTCGACTCCCCCGCGGTCTGCCACACTTCGGTGAAGAGGGCGGTTCCGGTGGTCGTGTTCTCTTCGGTGAGGTTGACAGTGAAGCGCCCGTTACCGTCGGTCACGCCGAGTGCGTAGAGAGTGCGGACGCCGCCGGTAGTGACCAGGACGCCTTGCGCGAGGTTCCGGGCTCGTTGAAAGATGCGGAGCCATCGGCCCGTGCTGCTGACGTTCGACGGGATGACGTTCATGAATCCCATGTCGGCGTCAGCCGTGCTCGCCGGGTCCCACCGGTAGAAGCCGCCGAGCCCGTCGGTCATCGTCATCTTGCCGGTGACCAGGACGACTTGGTTGTTCGTCACGGGTGCGTTCTGCAGGTCAGCGAGGAGGTTGAGCCGGAGCATCCCGAGAGTCGCCATGGTTACGTGACCACCGTCCAAGTAGTGGAGCCAGCGTCAGAGACGCCCAGCTTCCAACGCGTGCCATCGGGGGACGTGAGAACTATACCGGTCTGTGAGCCTGTCGCGGCGACGATTGCCGCGTCGCGTAGCTGAGCCTCGAGGGCGAGGTCTACTTCGAGGTGCTCGGAGAGGGCGTCGATCTGGCCCTGAACGTTGAGCCCACCGAGCTTCGAACTGGTCTGATTCGCAGCCGAACCGGACGGCGACTCGAGGTCATCGAGCCGTCGCTTCATATCGCGGAGCTCGGCCTGCAGGCGCCCCATGTCGTCCCGAGGGGTGCGGGGGTCGCCTGGGCGACTCATACGAGCGCCTCGGCGAAGTCGATGTTGTAGGACTTGTCCGACTCGTCGCCGCTGATCCCAGCGATGCGGCGCACCGAGTCGCCGGAAGGCAGCACCGGTTCGCGCTTGTCGATGTTGATCGTGGCGAGGTCGCCGAGCCAGTATTCGCCGAGCTTCGGCGCCTTGGGCGAGTGTGCGTCGACCTTCATCGACCAGAACGACGAGGCGTACTGACCGAGCTTGACCCCCTGTGCCGCCTTGTCGTTTGCGGTCGACTGCTCCGACAGGCTCGAGTTACCAGCGTCGACGCCATCGAGCAGCGGGAAACCGGCGTTGATGAGCGCTGGCGAGTAGCCCTGTGCCGTCACCACCTTGTCCGACCCGGCGCCACCGGTGACCCAGAAGCGCGACGCGTAGCTCGTGCCGTCTTCGTCGATCTCAAGGTCGTAGGCGGGCGACTTGGGGGCACCGTAGGACCACTTCGTTGCCAGTGGGTCCGTCGAGCCTAGTCGCGGGTTCGCCTCGGTGCCGGTCTGCATTTCCCAGTAGATGCCTGCGCCGTCCGCGGTGAACCGGGGGCGGAACGCGATGTCGGGACCGTTGATGACGTCGGACAAGTTGTCGATGAGGTCGCCGACCCGTTTGAGGTCGATCGCCTTGACGGTGATGTCGCGTCCGGGGCGAACCTCGTCCGCCGGCAAGACCATGGGGATGGCGCCACCGGGCCAGGCGCGCGCGAGCTCGACGTAACGCTTGGCGACCGTCCCCAGGCTGTAGTTGAGCGTTCGCGTGTCATAGGCGGTCACGGGGTCGCCGTTCGCGTCGACCAGTGGCTTGCCCAAAGCGGCAACCGGAACGGCGACGCGCTTCGTGAAGTACGAACGGAGCCCGCCCGCGGTGAGCTCGATGCGTCCCGTGCTCGCGTTGTAGCGTCGCTTCCAAATCGGCCCAGCGGCTACGGGCAGCCCACCGACCACGGCGAGCAGCCCATTACGGCCTAGCGTGGTCATTTCCCACGGCCGCGTGCGGCGCACGTTGCGGTCGCCCGCAGGGATCGTGCACGTGATTGACTCGTCAGCGTTTGTAGCGACCTGCCATTTCGCCGTGATCTTCGCTAGCGGGCCGAGGTTACGCCCGCTGAGCATTTCGATCGCGTACAGGTCGAGCGTCACGGGTCAGCCGACCTTCGTGACGGTCAAGCGGATCTCGACGTTCCGTTCGGCGCCGGTGACTTGCAGGATGTGGACGCGCAGCGTGCGACCACCCGGTCCGACAAAGATCGGGCTTGCGGCATTCGTGGTGTCCTCGCCCGTGCCGAAGCTCGAGCGCGCAAAACGCTGCCCTGACGAGGCGTCTTTCAGGCCGACGAAGCTGCGCCCAGTGACCGGGCTGGGGATGATCGCCAGCGCGGACACTGCGTACTCCCCCTCGACCAGTGAGATAACGCCGTTGCCGGCGACCGAAATGAAGTCGTCTCGCGTGCTCTCGGTGTCGATGCGGGCGACCGCTCCGATGTCCGAATCGGGCCCGTTGCCGACCGCTTGCGTTCGGGTGCCGGTGAAGAAGCCGCCGCCACGTCGTGCCCAGCGGCGCGTGGCGCCCGTCTGGCGGACTTCGTAGCTGCTTTGGGTGTCGAGTGCGTAGGCGACCTCCCCGACAACCGCAGCGGCGGCGTGGGCCGCCGTCAGCGTGGACGCGTTTCGCACGTAGAGCGTTGCCCCGTCGATGTTCGCGAAGGCGTACGTGTGTGAGAAGACCGACCCCGCGGCACTCGTGGCCGTCGAGGCCGTCGAAACGCGTGCGATCTCGATGGCCCCCGAGGGCAGCGCGGGCGCCGTGGGGGTGGTCGCGGCGTCACCCGACGTGACCCCGAAGAGGGGAACGGCCCGGGCGACCGTCTCGCCGCTGGGCGTCGTGGTCGCGTCACCCTGCGTCGGGTCGGTCGCCTTGACCCACAGGAGGTCGATGCGCGAGCCCGAGCTCGGGGCGGCGGGGATGGTCCAGGCCGTCGCCTGCGAGTCGTTCGAGATCAGCGCGGAGCCGTACGCCTGAGAGAAAGCGGCGGTGCCTCGGCGGGCGACCGCCGTGAAGATGCGGGCCGCGATGTTCCAGCCACCGTTCGCGTAGGCGATGCCCGCCGCGGCGGTGGTCACGGGGTCGGGAAAGACGCCCTCTCGCGGGAAGACCGCGGCGTGCTGCTTGCGGAAGTCGCTGGCGTTCGCGTACGCCTGGTCGATGGCGAATGGGCGAGTGAGGGGCATGAGCGAATCCTAACCTAGTAGAGCGCAGGTGCGGTCGAGGCGTAAAGGGTGGGCGTTCCGGTGGTCGCACCGCGGGCGATGAACTGGACCGACCGAATCGCCCGGGCGGGGACGTTCCACCATTCGGGGTTCGGCAAGAAGCGACCAGCCGGAGTGGCGTCGTTGATGTACGCCGTGCGCGTTTCGCCATCGAGCACGACCGACGTGCCAGCAGTCACGGGGCCGATGTAGACGATGCGTTCACCCGTCTCGACGTTGACGATCTCGAACCCATCGAGCATCTGACCGTCCTGAATCGTGAACGTCGTGGTCGTTGCCGTGTTGCCGGTGTTCTCAACCATGAGTCGCCCGTCGACGGGGCGCGTTCCCCATGTCATGCCGGGGCCGCCGTTCTTCCAGTCGAAGCCGGGGGCCGTTCCGGTGGTGTCCTGGTAGGTGCCGGACGTCAGGTAGAGCCCCGGGTTGAACGGGTCGGGCTGCAGCGCAGCGACGTAGAGTCCGCTGCCGCTAGGCGACTCTTGCATGTGGCCGGTCTGGTAGAGGCTGCTACCCGCGGGGTCTTCGGTGAGCGCGTAGGCGACCGCCGTCGTATCGCCGCCGGTCCAGCGAGCCCCGGAGCCTGCGACCGCCAGCCCGGTGGAGGTGACGACGGGCTCGAGGTAGCGGCGGGGGTCTTCGGCTTCGGCCTCGAATACGAAGGTGAAGTGGCGCGCGTCGGTGCTGTGCGGGAACGTGATGCCGGCGACGTAGACTTCGCGGCTCGACGTGCGTGCCGGATCGGTGACGGTCATCGTGATCGGGTCGCCGTCGTTGTACATCGCCGTCATGGTTTCGCGGGCGTAGATCGACTCGGCCTCGGTCTGGGCGAAATACTGCCCCTCGATGGTGACGACTAGCGAGCCCGGGTCGGTAGTTCCGGGGCCGAACGCGCCGGGCTGATTTGGCCGCTTCTGCATTTCGGTGTCGATCGGGGCGAGGTCTTGCCACCCCTTGAACGAGTCGAAGACGAAGCCGGCCCACAAGTCGCGCTGGGTGATGATGAGGGTGAGGTCTGCAGTTGAGAGCTCGATCGTTGTGCTCATGGTCGGCCTCTCTAGATCAGTCCAGCAACGATAGCGCGAGCGGTGCGGTTGCCGTACAACGTCGGGTTGTCCGCCGCAGTCACCGGCACCGTGACCGTGTAGTTGTTCGTGACATTGCCGCCACCCGTTCCGGCGAACGCCAGCGGCGAGACGCCAGCTCGCCCGGTCGAGAGCGACCCGCCCACAGAGGCGGCGCTAACCATGTCCGTCGCGGCGTTGCGGACGACAGTCACGCGGCTGCGCATACCGTCAGCGAGGGCGCTACCGATTGACATGCCGGAGTAGAGCGACCAGCCCTTGCCGGAGAACGGCCCCTCCTTGGCGGGAGAGAAGGGCAGCAGGTTACGCGCGGCCGACATGACGTCGCCCACGGCGTCTTTGACCTTGCCGACTGCGCTCTTGATGCCGTCGATGAGTCCCTGCATGATCTTCGCCCCGGAGGAGAAGAGCATCGTTCCGAAGCCGGATACGGCACCCATGATCGTTCCGGGAAGCGAGGTGAAGAACGAGACGACGTTGGAGATCCCCGAGCGCACGCTCGATACGAGGTTGCCGACGGCCCCACCGATGGCGCCGGCGACCGACGAGACGACGCCGCTGATCGCAGACCAGGCGCCGGACCATTGGTTCTTCACGAGGTTGATACCGGCGATGACGATCGACTTAACCAGGTTGATCGCGCCCGTCACGAGTCCCGAGATCAGGTTCCACGCCCCAGAAACGATGTTGCCGAGCCCCGCCCAGACCTGCGACCAGTTGCCGGTGATGATCCCGGTGACGACCTGAATGATGCCTTGGATGATCTGCATAGCCGAGGTGATGACTCCGACGATGATCCCGAACACGGCCTGGACCACCGGCATAAGCGCCTGGATCGCGGGCATGAGGATTCCAAGAAGAGCGGTCACGATCGGCACGATGGCGACCGAGATCAGCGACACCAGGCTCGACACGACCGGCAGGACGGCCGCGATGATCGCAGTGAGGGCGGGGACAAGCATGGCGATCAGGCTCGACACGAGTGGCATCACGGCAGCGAGTACCTGCGACACGACACCGGCCAGAGTGCCGAAAAGCGTAGCGATAGGGGGCAGCAGCCCGAGGATGACGGGGAGGATCGTCGCGAGCCCCGTCGAAAGCGAGGCCGAAAGGGTCGCAATGAACGGCTGCAGCGTCGTCAGGTTCGTCAGCAGAGCCGTGCCAATGGTGGTCGCCACCGACCCGAGCACGCTACCGACGGTGCCGGCGATGGGGGCGAGTGCTTGTAGCAGGATGCCGAAGGGCGACACCGCCGTCATGAGGCTCGCGAAGACGGGGAGCAGTTGCGCCCCGATGCTCATGAGCGGCTCAAGGAACGGCGCGAACCCGGCCCCGAAGCTCGAGGCGACCGTGCCGATGGCGGCGCCGATCGGGGCAAGCGCCGGGCCGATGGTCCCGGCGAGACCGGGGAGTGTTGACCCGAAGAACGTCTCGATGACCGGCGCGGCCTTGTCGACGAAGCCGGTAACGGCCGGGAGCAGCGTGCCAGTCAGCACGCCCGCCGCGGCCTGCAAGGCAGGCTGCAGGGCGGAACCGATCTTGCCTTTGAGGTCCTCGGTCTGCGCGCTGGCGATCTTCATCTGATTCGCGAAACCGTCGGAGGTGCGACCGAAGTCACCCATCGCGCGCGCGCCGTCCTGGTTGACAATCGCTAGCACGGCGGTCGCCTTCTCCTGAGCGGTGAGCGCGGAGGCTGTCGTCTTGCCCGTGGCTGCCATCGCCTCGGACTCGACGCGAGCAGCGTTGATGTTGGGGATGACCGCCTGCAGCGAGTCGTACTCACCACGGAAAGCCGCAGAAATGCGGTCGGCGACATCGGCCGTCTCGAGGTTCGAGAACGAACCGAGGTCGGCAGCCGCCTGCACGACCGACTGCGACATCGTGGCGGCCGCGTCGCCGGTGAAGCCGATCTGCGTGAACATGTCACCGAAGCCCGCGGACGCGGCGAGAGCGGCGGACTTCGACAGGCCCATGGAAGTGGCGGCGGTCGACGCCCACGACTCCATCCCGGCAGCCTGCTCGCCGAAGATGGCGCGCGACTTCGAGATCGTCTCGTTGAGGTCAGAGCCGGCCATGATCGCGGAGCCGAGGAACTGACCAATGCCGACCGCGGCGACAGCGGCGATGAGCCCGCCGGCAAGGCGCTTGCCGAAGCCGCTACCGGCGCGCTCGCCTGCGCCGCTGCCCTCGATGTCGGAGGCCGCTTTGTTCGCGGCCTTCTTCCCGTCGGCTTCGATGTCGACGTACATGTCGAGCAGCTTCACGGCCATTAGACGACCACCTCGAAGAAGCCGCCGAGGCCGGGGTCGGTTGCGAGCTGGGCGCTCGTCGCTTTGACCTCGCGCACGGATTCACGCCCCGCGCTGTGGCTGTGGCTGTGACTGGGCGACGAGCTGGGCTCGTTAGCCTCGATCTCGATTCTCATGCGGACGATCCCCTTATACGCCGGAAGGCGCTGTGCGAGCGAAATGAACCGGTCGGCGGGGAGCAGCTCCGGGTCGGGCACCCGATGGAATACCGAGAAGTCGCTCTCGATGTCCTCGAGGTTCTCGAGTGCCCATGCCCATAGCTGAATCCGCCTTAGCCTTTTCCCTTGGGCGCCTTGCCCTCGGGCATCGTGACCTTCTGGATGCGGGCGACGATCCCGTCGAACGTCTTCGCCTCGAGCCCTTCGACGGCGGCGAGAGCGGCGTACGCCTCGCGGCCAAGCGCCTCGCTGATGAGGTAGTAGGCCGCCGCGTCGTCGCCGCGCTCGCTTACGAGTCGCAGGTACTCGAGGCCGAGCTCGGCACGCTGGGCGGTGGACATGTCGTAGACGGTGCCGTCGATCTCGAAGATGCCGACGCGTTCGGCGTCGTCGAGCTTTTTTTTCGAGGCAGCCGTGTCGATCTTGACGGGCAAGAAGCGTTCGGCGGGCTTGTCGCTGGTGCGAGCCATGATGTTGTTTCCCTTCGGGGGTAGTGGAGCGGGGCGGCCAGGTCGACCGCCCCGCGAGGTGTTACGGCGTCTGCTTGTCGATGACGACGAACGGCGCGATGGAGTCGGACACGAAGTACGCCTCCCACTCGACGGGGAGCAGCTGCATCCCGTCTTTCTTGTGCTCGCTCTCGACGTTGGCGACCTGCACGCCGCGGCGGACGATGACGATGCGCGGCTTGCCCGACGGGCCGAGGCCCTTGAGCGCGACGGCCGAGTAGTTCGGTTCACCGGGGACGCCGTTCGACGGCGTGAACTTGCCGTCGGTGATCGACGAGGTGGTCAGCTCGTTGAGAGAGCGTGCCCAGTTCTCGAGCGTCGCTTCAGCGAGGGTCGTGCCGATCTTCGCGTTGCGGCTGGTCAGTGTGGCGCCGGCCGCGTCGACGATCTGGTCGACCATCTTCTTGGTGTACTCGAGCTCGACGGTCGACTTGGCGCCGTCGCTGGTGCCGCCGAGGTCGGTCCACGCGGCCGAGAACGCCGTGTTGGCGGTGATCGGCTCGGGCGACCCGAACGGGGCGTGGTAGAGGGTCGCGGGGCCCTGCAGGAGGTTGGTGACGGTGACGCCCATGGGTCAGCCTTTCTTCTCGGTGTCGGTTGACTTCTTGGCGTCGGGGCCGGAGACGTACTCCTTGATCAGCCCCCACGACTTGAGGTCGTGGTACTCCGCGTCGCTTGCGAGAACGGTTTCCTCGTCCGGCGCGATGGTGGTCTTGACCGTGTGCTTGGTGGTAGCCATGGTCGATCCCTTCCGTTCGGTGATGGTGTGGCCGGAAATGGCCTCGTCGACGCTCATCCTTGAATCCAATCCACGAAGGCGTCGAACGTGTAGCGCGCGTAGCCGGCGACATCGCCGTCGACTCGGCGAGGCTCGGTTTCGGCGTAGACCGCCTGCACCCTGACGGGCCGGTACGCGGCCCCGAGGTCGAGGTCTTGGCCGAACGGCTGGTCTTCGCCCATCCCGGCGCGGCAGAGGGCTGCGAGCTGCGACGCTGCGCCCCACTGCGGCTTCGACGAGGTGGACACGGCCCAGAGGTCGTAGGTGACGAAGCCGTTGCGCTTGGCGTTGATGTCGCGGTCGGCCGTACGCGACACGAGAGAGCGGATCTGTACGAAGCCAGGCGACTGGGCGGGGAGGTTCGTGGCTACCTGCGACGGGTCGATACCCGCGAGACGCTTCGTCCAGGCGACGGCGACCTTCTCGTCGTCCGCGAGGTAGAGTTCGGCCATTAGAGTGCCCCCGCCTGCAGCGCCGCGGGACGGAGCCACGGCTGCGCGGCCATGCGAGATGTGCCCTGCTCAACGTAAAGACCGTATTCGACGTCGGTGCCGACGCGACCGATGACCTTACCTGCCTCGAGGCCGACTTCGCCTTCGATGTTGTCCTGCAGGTTGTGCGTATCGACGGGCACGATACGCTTAGCGTTCTTCACCACGCGACCGACAACGGCTTCCATCTTGTCGGCGAGGGCGGACTCGAGGCCGGGTACGGCGCCACTACTGATGACGATGCGTACAGCCATGATGCGCCCTCCCTTGACGGGTTGAGGTGAAGTGGACCGTTACCCCTTGACGGGGTTGTTGCCGGTCCGTAGGTCCAATACTAGATCAGCAAAGCCCGCGATCGTGCGAGTTCCGCCGGTGACTTCGTTCACGTACCACGTGCGGCCGGTACGCTTCGAGATCAGCCGGTCGCCCTCGCGGAAGTCGAGTCCGGGTCGAGCAAGCCCATCGGCGTAGCGGACGGTGCGGTCTTCGCTCGAGTCCTGCCCGAAGATGCGACGACTCTTCTCGATGATCGACACCGAAATGCCTTGCATGCCGAGGACGGGCGTCGGGTTGTCCACCTCGTCGCCAAGATCGTTCGTGGTAGTGCCGCGCTGCACGTCGACGCGTTCGGTCGCGAGGAACGTCACAGCGGCCTCCACGGGAGCGAGTCGTCGTACTCTTCGCTGGTCACGTCGACGCGGCGACGAGTGGAAGTGCTGCGGTCGTCGATCGCGAGAGGGCGAACCCCTCGCCAAGACAGGCGCTTGATGGCTTTCCGCGCATTCGGAGCAAGCAAGAGCCATTCCGCATTGCCGCCGGTGGCGGACTGCCCCGACTGTGACGCGCTCGACACGGCGTTCCGCTCGAGGTAATCGGGCTGTGCGTCGATCCACGCGGCCTGGTAGCAAACGGCGAGCTTCAGCCAGTACCGGTCACGGTCGCTGACGTCCGGCCGCGGCACCTCTTCGATGAGCCCGACGAGCGCCTCGATGCTGGCGACGGCCTGCCGGCGCGTGGTCGCGTCGACGTTCACGCGCGTGAGCTCGGAAACGTCGGTGATGGTCGCCCACTGGTCCGCTTCTGCGGTACTCACGCGTCCACCCACTGACCGTCACGTATCCAGCCGTGCATCCCGCAGCATTCGGGCCAATACACCGACGCTTCGATATGCAATGGCTCAACCGAGATCAGGTCATGCGCGCCGACACCGGCTGGGCGCCAGCCGAACGTCGAGCCAGGTGCGATTGACTCTGCGCCGAGAACCTGGTCGCAGTCGTGCCATACCCATAGACACTCAATAACGTGCTCGTGGTCCAGGTCGCAGATCCACTCGACGGCGATGCGCGGATGAATAACCACGGCCGTTGGGCTGTGCTGAGGATTGTAAGACGTAGCGGCCATGCGCGTGCCTTTCGTGAGAGAGGGGCGGCGACCCCCCGAAGAATCGCCGCCCCAGTGTGGAACGAGTGGTGCTACTTGGCCTTGGTCGCGTGGGCGGTTTCGCCGTCCTCGAGAACCTTGACCGGCTCACCCTCGTAGTCTTCGGCGGGGACCGCCGGAACAGCGTAGGTGACGTCCCAGACGTTGCCCTTGCCGTTCCGGTGCTCCTTGATCGAGACGAGTCGCACGTCACCCGTGGGGCGGAGGCCCTGCGAGATCATGTACTGCAGCGTCGCGGCCTTGTTCGCCTCGTGCGCGTAGCCGTTCTTCTCGCTCGGCTCAGCGCCGGGCGAAAGGACGACGAACACCTTCACGTGCTCGCTGGACGACGCTTTGCCCACGTCGGCCGACTTCTGCGCGACGATCTCGTTGGGCGTCAACTCTGCGGCCGTCATGGTCAGGCGCTCTTCGTGAGCTCGAAGATGGCGTGAGCCTCGGGGACGGTGTAACCGACCGCAATGCGAGCGCGCACCTTCAGGATGTCCTCGTCGGTGAGGGCCGAGAGGCCGTCACGTCCGGGGATCACGACGGACTCGAGCGACTTGCGGCGACCCACGACGGCGAGGGGCTTCTGCACGAGAGCGAACAGCGGGTTACCCGCGGCCCCCTTCGCGCCACCGGTGCCGGTGACCTTCGTCTGCGGAGCGGCCGACGTCTTCGCGCCCGTGGTGTAGCGGATAGGCACGTTGAGGATGCGGTCGAGGGTGCCGCCGTTCGTGTACTCGCTGTAGAACAGCGGGCGGTTGGTGTTGTCCTTCGCGTCGCGCAGCACGCGGCGGAACGACGGGTGGGCGATGGCGACGAGGGTGCCGTCGTCGAAGTAGTCGCCGGCCTCGAGGGTGGCGAGCATCTGCGAGAAGATGTCGACGTTGAACGCGGTGCCGCCGAGGTAGTTCTGGTTCGCGACGTAGCCGGTCGACGTGTCCGCAGTGGTGAGCGTGCGGTAGAGCGAGGTGAAGGGGACGGTGACACCCGACTGCGCGGCCGTCACACCGAGGCCGGCATTGTCGACCTTCTTGGCGAACGAGGAGCCGGCGGAAGCCTTCTTCTCGCCCACATAGTCGGCGAGCTTGTCGTCCTCGACGTCCTCCTCGGCGATGCGAAGCGCGCCACCGATCTTGGCGGCGCTGATCTTCACCGTGTCGGCGGAAGACTGGTCCTCGGGGTAGGCGGCGCCCTTAGCGATGAACTCGACGTCCATGTCCTCGATGCGCGGGATCTCGACGGTGTTGGCCGTCATGTTGATCGGGCGGAACTCGGAGTCGACGACGGAGGTCGCGCGGAACGCCTTAGCGAGGTTGGAGTCGCGCTGCTCGACGAGCCAGCCGGTCCCGTCCAGGTTGTTGCGAGCCATGTGAAAGGCCCCTCTCTTGCCACGACGGGCAACGATTGTGTGCCGTTCGCGGATTCAGGACGCGAACCGTACTCGTTGCGAGTGTGGGCCGGGAGGGGCCTTGCACTGAGGGTATCAGATGTTACGGCGCTTGCTGTGCGGTTCTTTCCACTCAATGATGACTTCGAAACCGATGCGCCTCATGTCCTCGGCGACCTCGCGAGCGCGGGCAAGCGAGCCGACGCGAGCTACGGTAACGACCCTGGCGGGCTTGACGGCCCTGGTGAGAACGTCGTAATGCTTTGGCTCAATCATCGTCGAACGGAACGTCCGAGCAGCGCAGCGGCCTGCAGCTCGTCGGTGGTCGGCTTGCCCTTGCCGCGGCGACCGGCGGTGCCGTCCCGGTCGTCGTCGCCTGCGACCGAGCTGCGACGCTTGCGCTCGGCGGGGAACAGCTCGGGCCAGTCCTTCTTTAGCGCGTCGATCGCGTCGTCGAGGCCGTCGATCTCCCCGTCATCGTCGACGTCGATGCTCTTGAGGTCGAGCAGTCCCACGGCACGCGCAACGCGCTCTTTGGCGACGCCAGCCGACGCGAGGGCGCCTCGAGCCTCGGCCTTGACGATGCGCGCGTCGGCTTCGGCGCGAGCCTCGGCCTTCGCGGCGGCGCGCACTGAGTCGAGATCCGGCTTGTCATCGTCTTCGTCGCTGTCCTTCTTCGCGGGCTTCGGCTTCTTCGCGTCGGCGAGCTCGGCCTGCAGCTTCTTGATGCGGTCGCGCTTGGACTTCGACGAGCCCGACGCCTTCGACAGCGACTCGCGAGTCTTCCGAAGCTCGTCGCGCAGCTCGTCGTCGCTCAGGTCGGCGAGGTCGTCCGCATCGTCATCGTCTTCGTCGTCCGCGTCATCGTCTTCGTCGTCAGCGTCGTCCTTGCCGCCGCCGAGGTCGTCGTCTTTCGGGGCGAACGACACGAAGCCGGGGCGGGCCCAGAAGGGGCGGTCGATCTTGTGGATGTTGTCGAGCGTGGGCATGCTGTGTCCTTACGGTTTCGGGGGTGGTGGGTTACGCGCCGAGCTTGGTCTTGATCGCGGTGACCATCGACCGGATGCTATTACCCGCGCCGGCGAGGATGCTCTCGATATTGCCAGCCGAGGCGCGCGCCTGGTACGCGTTGGCACGAATGTCCTTGATGGAGCCGCGAAGCCCCACGAGTCCAGTGTCGGGGTCGACGTCCTTGAGGAGGGCGCCGGTCACGAGCTTCGCCTCGGCGAGGCCGGCCACGGCATGGTCGGCGGCGGTGTTGGTCCTGGCGAAGATGCCCGCGGTCGGGTCGTAGATCGCGTTGTGCATCTCCTGCAGCTTCTTGCGGTCCTCATCGGTGAACATGTCGTCCTCTTCTTGGTCGGGGAATGGGGTCGCGCCCGAGGACGCAGAGATGATCTCGGTGGCGGTGTTCGGGATGAAGTCAAAATGCCAGGCCTCGGGCTTGCGGAATTTGTTACCGGTAGGGTGCCAGCCCCACCGTGGCGCGTTGCGGTCCATCCAGTACTTCGCCGCACTTCCGAAAGTGCCTACGCCAGAACCGAAGTCACACGAGACAGCAAGGCCGTGATTCGAGGTTCCGGGCGGTGCGGCAAGGTTGCCGATTCCGCGGAGGTAGAGATCCCAGTAATACTCCTGCCGCGCGTAAGTCCGGTACGCCTCGGAGATGTTGAGCTGTCGCTCGAAGCCCTGAAAGAACGCCGTTTGGAGCAAGGTGACGGCGGCGTGAGCGTCCTCGCGCAGTAGGTCAGAGCCAATTGCTCGGGACACCCCGGACACGATTGGGACGAAGTTGGAGACTGGTCGCAAAAGGCTTTGCGGGATCTTACCGTTCTCGTACGCAACCACGGGGCAACCTTTCGGGGGTCAGTTCGCCACATCGTAGCATTTCACACCCGGCCTCGCGTCGGGAATTTGCCCGTCTTGATCGCACGCTCCGCGAACGCGATCACGCTCTTCGGTGCGACCACGCCACCGTCGACCAATCGCTTCGCCGCGTCGATGCGAACCGCCATCGACTCGGACTCGAGCGAGATGCCGCGGAGGATCGACCGGTCAGCCTCGCGCTTCAGCGCGTCCGCGTAGCTCTGGTCGAGCAACGGCTCGACGGTACAACGGCAACGCGGGTGGCGCGGCGGGGTCGCGATCGCGTTCGGGTAGTAGCTCTTCTTCCCATACGTCAGCCCGCCCGGGAACGACTCGCCCGGCTCGGCAACGCGGCCGGCGTACGCGAGGCAGTGAACGCACGCGTTCCGCTCGGCGACCCACACCGTCGGCCGCCCCGCGACGTCGGCGACGCGTGTCGCCCCCTCGTTGCCGCCACGGTTGATTGCGTCGGACACGCGTCGCTCGATGGCATCCGCATGCCCGAAGATCGGCGCGAGGTAGGTCGCCGGCTCAGCGCCGGTCCTCGCCAGCGCGACCGCGGCGCCCAGCGCGGCGACGCCGGCCTTGTCGAGCCCACGAATCGGATCGCGCGCGCCCTTGCCTGGAACGCTCCTCTTGGTGCGCTTGGCGACGCGGGCCGCGTCGTCGCCGATGATCTCGAGCGCATCGGCTCGGCCGAGCCCGAACGCTTCGGCCACGGCGGAGAGGGTGCTCGTCTCAACCTTTGGCGCGTAGAGCGCGAACAGCGCGCGTCGGATGCCGGGCGACTCCATCGCGAGCAGCACCCGCAACTCTTTGACGGCGGCGAGCCACCCGCCGATGCGAACCGTACCGAGTACGCGTTCCTCGAGCTCGGTGAGCTGCTGCTCTGCGCTCACGCGCTACTCCGCAATGGGCAGAGGCGCCAGCGCCGAACCGACAGCCACGGCCTCGCCGCGAGCCCCGGTGAGGATGCTCGGCAGCATGTCGGCAAGCTCGGCGTCGGTGATGACGCCGAGGGTCTTCGCCTGACCGAGCTGCTGCAGCGCTTGCGCGATGAGGGCGACTAGCTCAGGGGAGAAGCCGAACGTCTCAGGGAACCACTCGTCGACTTCGGCCTGCGTGTAGCCCTGCTCGAGCAGCGCGACCTTGAGCGGGATGCCGGCCTTGACCTTCGCCGAGACGAGTTCCAGGCCATCCTTATCCATCGCGTTCTCGGTCGGCGCGAAGTCCGCGTTGACCACGGCGTCGCGTCCCTGCACGAGGAGTACGAGGCGGCCGAGCTCTTCGCTCGCGTTGCCGAGGGAGCGGATGATCTTCCGCACATGCTTGTTCAGCCGCCCCTCGGCGCGGCGACGCGCTTCGCCGGACGGCTGCTCGCCGTTGAGGTCGAACTCGAACAGCGGCACGCCGGTAGCGACAGCCATGACGCGGACGTACCAGTCGAGGTTCTTCAGGAAGTCGTCGCTCGAGGTGGCGGCCCACTCGCCGACGCTCTTGACGCCCTTGAGCAAAGCGACCGCGCCGGGCCCGGACTTTTTCAGCGACGAGGCGGTTGCCTTCGTCAGCCCGTCGCTGTCCGCCTCAGACGTGCCGGGACCATCGGTGCCGAAGTCGTCGTCGATGTCGTCGTCGATCTCGGCCATCGGGTCCATGAGCGCGTAGCGGGCGCCGAAGCCCTGCCCGTCGACGTTCGCGAGGTTCGTCGCCGACACCTTTGTGATCGCGTCTTGCGGGCCGAACGCCTTCACGTGCACCGGCGTGCCGTACGGCTTGCTGTCGACTGCGTAGTGCACAACGAGCTGGCGGCCCCCGGGGTGGCTAGGTCGCTCCGAGTCCTCGATCGGTGTGCCGTCATTGTCGAGGTCGAACTCGTAGGCGAACTTCTTCGGGTCGAGCGTCGACTCGCCGGCGCCCGTCGCGACGAGGCGAACCGTCACGTCGTCGTAGAACACGTTCGCGTACGCGTCGCGGCCGTGCCGCCACCGCTTCACGCTGTAGAGCGGGGTGCGCTGGTCCTTCGACGAGTACATCGTGATGGTGGAAAGGGGTGAGGAGCCCACCGCACGAAACTCGGTGGCGTTGCCGTTGTTGTCCGTTTCGGTGATGTCGAGAATGACGTAGTAGTCGCCGTAGATGCCCGCCTTGCGGTGCCAGTCGTCGGACTCGTCCTCGACGTCGTTCGCAAGCCAAAACGCCTCGAGTAGCGCGGACGCCGCAGCGTCGGGTGACGTGATGGCGGTGAGTTCGATTTTGTCGAACGGGGCGTCGACGGCGATGTGCGCGAGACTGATCGGGTGCGCCTCGGCACTCTTCTCGATGATCTTCCGCACCGTCTCGGACGACGCCACCTCGTGGCGGGTGCCCGCGTGGTACTCGAAGGCGGCGACGTACCCGTCATGCTTGTCGTCCATGAGGCTGAACGCGCGGCCGAGGTCGGCTTGGATGTCGTCGAGGCTCTCCGGCGCGTTGGTCATGGTCGCATCTTAGCGGATGGCTTCAGTCTCTACGTAGATGAGACTCGGGGAGGTATCCGCACTTAGTCACCATCGACCATGGGCCCTTGCTCGATGGGCACCAATGCTCGCACCACCGCCCCTTCCATTGGCCGCCAGGAGTGAAGGCGTGATCTTCGATCGGAAGCGTGGTCACTTGCTGCCCCGGCTCTTCATGTAGGGGTTGTCGCGGCGGATGAGCTTGCGGGTGATTCTGCTGTTGGCAGCGTCGGCCAGTCCGTCGTAGTAACCGTCACGCCAAGCTTGAACGAGTCGAAGGTCGGACTCGTCTTCGGCCGAGGGCTTAATGGGAGAGTGGCTGGCGATTTGGGCTGCAGTGAATCCTTTGTTGTCCATGCGCCCAGCCTAACCGTTACTTAGTGACGCGTCAAGCCCTACGCCCGAGCGACGGCCAGCAGCCCCGTGTGATAGGCGATCGCAACGGCGTGAGCGGTCGACTTGGCACCGAGCTTGGCCTTCAGTTGCGCGGTGAACACATGCACCGTGTCGGGCCGCACGCCAAGCTCGGCCGCAATGGTCGAGCCCGTCTCCCCGTCGGCGAGTAGCAGCAGGGTGTCGAATTGGCGTTGGGTGAGTGGGGCTCCCGGGGTGCGGCCTCGAGCATTCTTCACTGCTCGGCGGTCGGGGCGGTGAGCAGTTCGAACGCTTCGTCGACCGGGGCTTCGGGGTATGCGGGGCCGATGTCTCGGGTGTAGTACGGCTCGCGCGGAAGCAGGTCTGCCGCTTCCGCGATCCGCTGCTCTGCCTGATCGGCTCGTGCCCGCTCAGCGGCGAGAGCGGCCACCAATTCGCGGATCACATCTTGACTATCGACCAGCGATGCCGCGGGAACTTGGTACGTGAAACCGTCGTCCGTCTGGACGCCTTTGCTGGCGACGATTTCGGCGTATGCGATCAGCTTGTCGAGGTTGGGTCGCGTCACGGGGGCGTCAGATTCATTCGTCATGCGCCCAGCCTAGCCACTACTTAGTGACGCGTCAAGCGTACGCGACGCTCGTCGCGCCGACACCACCGCGCCGCTTCTTCGTGGTCGACATGAAGTAGATGACGCCCGACGTGAACGAGTCGAGCATATCGTCGTGCGGCGCGTTCGGAAACGACACAAGCTGCGCCTCAAGGGCTGCGAGGTCGGCACCCGCGGCGAGCGTCACCTTGCCGCGCTGCGTGTGGTTGAGCGCCTCGGCGGCGCGCACCTCTTTCGACGCGGACTGGTGCACCGTCTTCAACGGAATCGGCAAGTGGTGGAAGATGCCGCGCCAGAGGTCGCCGCCTTGGTTCGTCTCGACCAGCAGCAGCCCGACGTCGTAATCGTTCACGATGTCGAGCACGCGCGCCCGTAGCTTCTCCGGGTCGAGCTTCACCTGCCACGAGCCGAGCACCACGACGCGCCCCTCCGGGCGACTGAACCCGAGCACCGTGAGGCCGGTGAAGTCGCTCGTTCCCTTCGTCGTCACGGCCGGGTCGACGCTGAGGAGTCGGTGCGTGATGACGAGGCCACTATCGGCCGGCTCGCGCTTCAGGTCTTCGATCGTCCAGTAGCCACCCTCGCCACCACGCGGATCGTTGGCGTAGTTCTTCAGGTAGTGCCGCGTGTGCTGCATGTCGAGAAGCATCTGCGTCGGCCACTTCTCCGGCCAGATCGACACGCGCGACCCGTCATCCTCGGTGACGAG